GTGGTGTATCCTTCGCTCATCGGGCTTCTTGACTCTATTCCTGGGATCGTGGACGTGAGAATCGGAATCAACACGACAGGATCTCCTCCGCTCACTGGCTCAGACAATAACATCGCGATCGGTGTGGCCGAGGTGGCGAAGGTGGACGATCCTCTCAATGACATAGCTGTGACGGTGATCTAGATGATTCAACAGATCACAAACCACATTGAGGCCGCGAAGAAGAGACTTCTCGAACAGTATAAGGTGAAGGCCAGGATGGAGGGGCTCATTCACGCCCTTGTGACTCCTATCCAGCCGATCGAGGATTCTTTCTTCCAGCTTCTCAATGATCGCTACCTCGAGACCTCTGTGGGATTCCAGCTTGACCGCCTAGGCGACATCGTGGGGATCGCGAGGGATGGCCTCAATGACGATCAGTATCGCTTGAGAATCAAGGCCAGGATCTTCGTGAACGTATCCAATGGCGAGCCTGAGACCTTGATCCTGGTTTATAAACTTCTGACCCTTTCGAACCTGGTGATCCTCGAAGAATTATTCCCCGCCGCGGTGGGTCTCATGTGTGACGGCCCAGACATCCCGGATCCGGAAGATGTTCAGTTCATCGCCGACCTCATGGAGGCCGCTTCCCTTGCTGGGGTGAGAGTGGACTTCCTCGGTGTCTTCGATGAGGCGAATCCTTTCGCTTTCGACGGAGTGGTTCTTCCTTTGGGGGATGGGTTCGGGGATACTGGGAATCCGGCAACAGGTGGACTATTCGGGAAGCTCTATGATNNATCCCAAGCCGGAAGGATTCGGAACGACTGTGGATCCCCTTGTCGGGGGAAGACTTGTGGGACTATAATTTTGAGGAGACACTATGCCATTACCTAAGCCATCATCACATATAAACG